ATTTTGCTCATTTAGGTAATAATTTACCTATTGTTGCTTACTTTAGCGACGGGAAGTACAATATGGCTTTTAATGCTGTTGGCTCTTTAAGTATGGCTCCAGTTACTGTTAAAGGAGGAGTAGTAGATTATGTATTGGCTAGATCTCTTTTAGTACCATTAAATACTACTAAAGGTGATTGTGGTAATTTATATGCCATTAAAAACAGATCAACAGAAGGTAGAAAGTTTTGTGCTATGCATGTAGCTGGTTCACCTATGTTTGCCCACGGTTCTTTATTAACTCAAGAACTTTTGAACTCTTATCTTAATGTGTTTGGAGAACTAGGTGAGTTTGATATACCAGATCTCCCTAGAACTGAGCCTATATTGGCTATTCCTCAGTTCAACTATGTAGGAAATATAACTCCTGCACCCTCTCATTCTTCTAGAACAACCATAAAGAAGTCAATTTTATATGGTAAGATTGAAGAAGTCACTATGACTAACTCTTTGTTAAAGAGTTATGTGAATTCGGAAGGGGTTACAGTTGATCCTTGGCATAATGCCCTACGGAAGTATTGTACTCCTCCTCCCTTAATTGATGAAGATAAGTTGACTATATCTGTTGAAGATTTTAGAGTATTCCTCAAAGATAATTCTTTATCCAGATTTAATCATCGTGTATTAAGCATAGATGAAGCGTTATTTGGTATAGAGAACGAATCAGATTTTGGACCTATGAAGTCTAATTCAAGTCCTGGATATCCTATGAATATCAGTGCTTCTACTAATTTAAAGAAACAATTATTCGGTAATCCGATAGGCTCTCAAGAGAGGTCTATAGCTTTAACTACTATTAAAAAGCAGGTTGAAGAGGTATTGGTAGAGTTGAAGAGAGGAAATAGGGTTATCCAGTTTTGTGTAGATAATCTTAAAGATGAGAGACGTTCATTCGAAAAAGTAAGAGAAGGAAAAACTCGAGCTTTTATGGGTACTCCCTTTATACACTGTATAATTATGCGAATGTATTTTGGTACTTATCTCTTATGGGTACATAAAAATAAGATATCTAATGGTTGCGCTATAGGAGTTAACCCTTACTCGAATGATTGGGATCAGCTAGCTAGAGGTTTATCAAAACATTTGATAGATAGAGAAGATGAAGGCGTTGGAGCCGGAGATTATTCCGGATTTGATGCCTCTCAAAATGTATTTGTCATGTGGAGGATCTTAGATATTATAAACGATGAATATAATATACCTGAGGATAACAAAGTACGAAGTATTTTATGGGAGAATCTGACTAATTCATATCATATAGTACAAGGACAGGTTTATTCCTGGGATGCCTCTCTTGCTAGTGGGGATTTACTTACAGCTCTCGTGAATTGTTTTACAAATCAAATTAATTTTAGGTATTGTTGGATAGATTTAGGTCTTGATATAACTTTATTTAAACGCAATGTTTTTCTTAATGTAATGGGAGACGATAATGTATTTAGCGTTTCCCATGCATATAGAGAAATCTTTAATGAAATGACCATAGGTAAAGCTATGTTAAAACTTGGTATGAACTATACTAGTGAAACCAAAACCGCATCTGTATTCCCATTTAGGAAAATAAGTGATGTTGAGTATCTTAAAAGGCGTTTTATTTATGATCCTGCTACCATGTGTTTTATAGCGCCTTTAAGACTAGAAGTGGTTTTAGATATACCTAACTGGACTAGAGCTGGAGGTTTAACGCGGAAGATAACTGCGGATAACCT